GGTGATGCGCAGCTCGGCGCGCAGCTCGGCGGTGTTCAGCCTGAGCGGCTACGTCCAGCTCGGCGTGAGCGCGGATGGTGGGCGGCGAGCAGGCCGCGCTGGCGTGACGGTGCGCGAGGTGAGCGGGGGGAGGGCGCGGCTCGTCATCGAGGCGCCGGACTGGTGCGAGGTGCGGCGGATCAAGCGGGGTGAGGGCGATGACGGCGGCTGAAGCGCTCAAGGCGCTCAACGCGCGCCACAGGATGTTTGTGCAGGCGTATTGCACCAACGGCTTCAACGGCGCTGGCGCGGCGCGGTCGGCGGGCTACAGCGAGCGGACCGCGCGCACGCAAGCTGAGCAACTCTTGACAAGACTTGACATTAAGGCCGCTGTGAGGGCGGTGCTTGATGAGGCGCTGATGACGCCGGAGGAGCTCAAGGCCCGCATCGCGGATGACGCGCTGGCGACCATCGAGCCGTTTGTGCAGGTGACGGCGGGCGGCGGCGTCCAGTTTGATTTTGGGAGCGATGCGGCGCGCGCCTCGATGCGCTGGATCAAGAAGCTCACCATCACGCCGACCGAGGCGGGCGACAAGATCGCGATCGAGCTCGTCGACGCGCAGAAGGCGAAGGATCAGCTCATCAAGGTGTTCGGGCTCGCCGAGCAGAAGGTCAGCGTGACGACAGACACCGTGGAGGTCGTGGCGTACTACCCCGACGATGGGCGCGAGCGCGATGACGGCGGCGACGGTTAGTGGTACAGCGCGGGCTGGAGGTGTGGCATGAACAACAAGATGATTGAGCGGGTCAGGGAGTGGCTCCATGCTGGCGTCACCAAATATGATCCGGGGATGGTGCTGCTGCTGTTCGACGAGATCACCGGCATCACTGAAGAGCAGCACGCGGGCAAGGTTGCGGCGCGCGACTACTTGGTCGGCGTGCTGACGCCCGCGGTGCTTGATGGGTGGATCGAGCGCTACTTGCTCCCCAATCTTAGATATTACCAATTGCCGGGGGATAGTGTAAAGTTTGCAAATCCTTATGAGGTTCATATTGGATCGGCTCGTATTATCCCATCTTATCAGCAGTGGTGGGGGTGGCGGTATGATTGCTGGCGCGCGACGCTGCTCGCTGCTGCGTGGGTACAGCTCGCCGAGGGTCGCGAGGAGCTGGGTGAGCTTGTTGAGGTGATGGACAGGCTTGACGCCACGCAGGATGCAGACTTTGAAGGGATGCATCTTGTTTATTCAAAGGTCTCGCAGGCGCTTGGTAATTTTGCAGATCGATACCCGTCTTATATCGAGAAGTATGGTCTAAAGCTTCCCTTTGAAGTGTATGACAGCGAAGCGTTTAACAAAGCGCTGCTGCGCAGGATCTTTACAGACCGCATCGACGCGCTGCGTGGCGGTTGTGGGTAAGGTCCGGCTTGGCCCGCAGAAGGGCCCGCAAGAGGCGTTCCTCGCCTCGCGCGCCGACATCGCGATCTACGGCGGCGCCGCGGGCGGCGGCAAGACGTGGGGCCTGCTGTACAACCAGGCGCGCTGCTACAAGGACCCTGCGCACCGCGGCGTCATCTTCCGCCGCGTGATGCCAAACATCACCGCATCGGGCGGCCTCTTGGACGAGTCGCGCAAGCTCTACCCGCTGTTTGGAGGCGCGCTGCGCAGCGCGCCGCGCGTCGAGTGGCGCTTTCCATCGGGCGCGACCATCCAGTTCTCACAGGTCCAATACGAGATGGACGTGCTGAGCTACAAGGGCGCCCAGTTCAGCCAGATTGACCTCGATGAGCTGACCGAGTTCACCGAGTTCCAGTTCTTCTACCTGCTCTCGCGCCTGCGCTCGGTTGCGTCGCGGCGCAGGCCGTGCGTGCGCGCCACCACGAACCCTGAGGCCTCCTCGTGGGTCCGCAAGTTCATCGACTGGTGGATCGGCGAGGATGGGCTGCCCATCGCTGCCCGCGCTGGCGTCCTGCGCTGGATGAAGCGCGACGGCGACGCGATCGTGTGGAGCAATGAGCAGGTGCCGGGGAGCATGTCGGTGACGTTCATCCCCGCGCTGCTGAGCGACAACCCGGCGCTTGACAAGGCCGACCCCACCTACCGCGACAAGCTCGAGCAGCTCGATGCGGTCGAGCGCGCAAAGCTGCTCGGTGGCAACTGGAACGCGACGCGCCTCGATGGGATGTTCAAGCACCACACCATCGACCCCCGCGGCATCGCGCCGGAGCTGCTCCCTGAGGGCCTGGACTTCCGCTGCCGCTATTGGGACCTCGCGAACACCGAGCCGCACGAGCGGAACAAGGATCCCGACCACACCGCGTCGGTGCGCGGCGCGCTGCACGTCGACAGCGACGGCAAGGAGACGCTCTACCTGCGCGACATGCGACGCGCGCGGCTCGCTGGCGCTGCGAAGAAGGCGTGGATGCGCTCAGTCGCCGAGGCGGACAGCTACGAGGTCGAGCAGGCGATCGAGCAGGAGGGCGGCAGCTCCGGGAGCGAGGTCGTGGAGGACTACCAGCTCATCGTGTTCGCGGGCTTCCATTGCACGTTTGATCGGCCCACCGGTTCCAAGAGCGTGCGCGCCCAGCGCTGGCTTGCGCTGGCCGAGACGGCGCGAGTCATCCTCGTGCAAGATGAGCCGGGACGTGTGAGCTGGGCCGCTGTGTTCCTCGCGGAGCTCGCGACCTTCCCCCACGCCAAGCGCGACCAGGTGGACGCGGTGAGCGGTGTCTACTCCAAGCTCAAGACCCCCGGCTTCTACGTCGGCTAAATGTCTGCTGGCGGCGCGGTAGGCTGCGGAGGCGCTGGCTCAGCGGGCGGCGTGGCCTCAGCTGGTGCCGCGGGCGGCTCTTGCATCTCGGCGGGAACGGGGATTTCTTCCTTGCCCGGCACTGGATATTCTATAGCGGCTGGAGGGAATAAGAAGCAATTGCCGATGGGGTAGTGAGCACCGCCGTTAAATTCAGCACATTCCGAGTAGCATTCATCAAGGCAGCCGCTTAGATATTCGCGTCCGCATTGCATATGACATTCATTGCGGCACTGGTTGCCTTTTGTGTCACTTGCTTCGTAGTGAGTTGGAGACATCAATGCTGTGCATCCCATCGACCACGCCGCCAACATGGCAGCAAAGACCCTCGCGCGCATAGACCCTCCTGTGCGTGAGACTTCCCCACCGTGCGCGATCTTTTTGCGGTGTGCAACGTAAAAAGGCTTGACAGGTGATCTGACATCTGGGCCTAATAGGGCCACTGTGACGCCATGCTGGCGCGCTGAGCACGAGCTACCCAATGGGTCTCCTGTCCACGCTGCGCCAATATTTCGCCCCCGCCGAGAAGGCTGCGACACCGCCCCCCGCCATGCAAGGCGGGTCTGTGGCTGTGTCGTCGCGCTTTGCGGCGCGTGGCAGCGCGGACATGCTGCAACTGTTCAACACGAACGACGAGCTGCACAAGGTCGTGTCGCGCGTGTCGGAGGGTGTGGGCGCGGTGCGCTGGCGCGTGAAGAAGGGCGGCAAGGAGCAGCCCAACCACGAGGTGTCGCGGCTGCTGCGCGCGCCCAACCCGGACATGAGCGGCCCCGCTCACCGCGGGCTGTGGTGCGCCTACATGGACCTTGTGGGCGAGAGCTTTGATCTGCTCATCGAGTCGGATCGGCGCGGGTTCAAGTGGGACATCTGCCCTGTCCCACCCCCTGATGTGCAGCTCGCCGAGGCTGGCGCGATCCGCGTGCGCCTCGGCGCGCGCGTGCTTGATGTGCCCCGCGGGATGTATGTCTGGGCCAAGCGCCACAACGTGGTGGACCCCTACGGCCGCGGCGTCGGCCCCGCGCTGGCGCTCGCCGATGAGGTGATCACGGCCGAGGCGGCTGCGAAGTGGACCGCCGCGTTCTTCAGGAACGGGGCGAGACCTGACCTCATCATGTCGATGAAGGGCGCCCAGAAAGAGCAGGTCGACCGCGCGCGCACCGAGTGGAACAACCGCTATCAGGGCGAGGCGCTGGCCCATCAGGTCGCGTTCATGGGCGGCGACTGGAACGTGCACGAGATGGCCGTCAAGGTCAAAGACCTCGCGCTCGTCGAGGTGCGCCAGCAGGCCGCCGACGCGATCCGTGAGCTGTACGGCGTCCCTCCTGAGCTGTTTGGCCAGCTCGACAGCTCCAACCGCGCGACCGCGCAGGTCGCCAAGGAGCTGTTCGCGGAGTTCGTGCTCGTGCCGCGGCTCGAGATGATGAAGCGCGAGTGGGAGGCGAAGCTCCTCCCGCTGCTCGGCTACACCGACGTCGAGCTCGAGTTCGACAGCCCCATCCCCGCGGATGTGGAGCGGCGCGCCGAGCTGATGAAGACGCACCCTCACGCGTTCACCTTGAACGAGATCCGCCGCGAGGCAGGGCTCCCCGCCCGCGCTGGCGGCGACATCTATGTGCGCGCCCCCGGCTTGGTCGAGGTCAGCGCTGGCACCATCGAGGACATGACCGATCAGGCGCGTCTGCTCGAGGACGTGACCCCGCCCGCGGTGCCGGGCCGCCCCGCGCTGCGCCTGCTCAAGAGCGCCGACGTGCTGCCAGCGCTGGAGGCCGCGCTCGTGCAGCTCGGCGTCGGGCCTGAGCAGCTCGCCGCCTCGCTCGTGCGCTGGCGCGCTGCGGTCGACGGCGGCGCCCCACAGCTACGCACCGCGGAGGCCGAGCTGCAACGCGCGGCCGAAGCCTGCGGCATCACCGATTACACCAGCGCCCTCGCGGCGCTCAGGGAGGCAGCATGACCGTCGAGCGTCAGGTGCAGCAGCGCGAAGATGCGGTGCTGACCGTCAAGGCCGCGACCACAGACCAGGGCACGACGCGCTTCATCGCGTCGACCGCCAAGCCCGATAGATACCAAGACATCATCGTCCAGGGCGGCTGGAAGCTCGAGAGCTTCAAGAGCAACCCGGTGATCCTGTGGATGTCT